TATTCTGCTTTGGCATGTGTATATGAATATTTTGGCTGTACCTTTATAGTATATTTAACCTCAAGGTTAAGCAAATTATTCATACACTCAACGAAGTCTGCTGTATGTAAACTTAATACGCTTTGATAATCATCTTTTCTATAACCTCCAAATAGAGCACAGCTTACAGGAAGCGGTCTTCCAAGTTTCTGGTCCATTTCTTTAACCCAATTCCAAAAAATTGTAGAGCACTCCAACCATTGGTCAGTTGAACACTGGAATCCTAAATCGTCCCACTCATGTGAATCTGCACCATGACACCATACAACATATCCAATTTGGCCAGTTAAAATGGCCTCTTCTAGATTTTGTAGGTTCCATTTAAGATTATTAACATAGGCTTTACCTCTGCCAGTTGGGTTAATATTAAATTCAGTCGGAACTGCTTTATCTAAATCTTTGACAAATTGTCTAGAATCTTCAATTGAATTTCCAAAGTGTCCATCTAAATCTAAAAAAGCTCCACTTAATCCAAACTCTTCCAAGATTTTAATTGCAGCAATAACCTGACCGCTAAATGTACAAAATCCGCTTCCTCCATCAGGTCGAGCATGGTGAAATCCACTAGTTGGACTAAAGTGAACTTGATCTGGCTCTACAATAGAACCCTTTATTGCAGCGTGCAGTGATGCATTAGTATAACGAACTGAATCTGCAAATTGAGTTGACCAATCCAATCCATTTGATTCGCAGCCCTTTTGCCCGCTGAAAAAAGAATTAACATATCTTTTTGTATGGGCAATCTTGAAATCTTTATTTGTATATGGGGTAAAATCTTCAACTATTTCAAAATGGTTCAATAACCCCTCATCCTCAAAATTTTCAAGTAACCTCTTAGGTTTTAGCGGCGATTTGCTAAAATTACCACCAGAGTCCTTTGCTAGGACCTGTTTAGGTGTGTAGTGTACTTTAATTTTGTTTTTTCTCATAATCCTTGTAATATTGTAATACCAGAAATGGCCGAGACCAGCAAGTCTAAGCTTTCTATATCTAATAATACCAAAAAATCTGTAAAAGTGGCACCTGGGTATTCGTATTCAATTTGGCTCCCAAGCTGTTCCAGGGCTACCCTGGTGACTGCCAGGGACTCATTTGGAACCCGAATTAGGTAACTAGTCCTCATCGTCATCATCGTCCAGGAGGTCATCTGTATTATCGAGCTCGATCTCTTTCTTTAAGAGCTCCATTTCTTCAACATATTCCATTAATTCAGAAAACGACAGTTTAGATTCTTTATTTAGTTCATCAATCATTTGCTGTTTATCTTCTGGCGAACCGTATCTAGAGATCTCAGAAAGAAAGCCAGAAATAATATCAAATAGCGTCCATCTGCGTTCAGCTTCAACTGCAATTTGATAAGTTCTATCATTTGGTATATCAAGGGCAGTTTGTTCACATATAGTAAATTGGCAAATATCTCTTAATCTAATAAAATCTAACTCTGTAACCACATCTGAATCACTACCCTGAATTGCGCTTATTCCAAGAATATTTGGAACAATATCTAAAATTGTCATATCTGAGGCAGCAATCATTCTAACCTTCCATGCAAGTTCAACATAGTCAATCGCTGGCGATTTAACTGATAGAATTTGAGTTTCTTGTAAAAATAGATCAAAATCTACTCCATTTAAATATCCATCAAATACTAGGTTAATTTCATCAGTAAAGTCACCAAGCACCTCCAAAAAGGTTTTGATTGTAATATTTTCGTCAAACTCAGCAAAATATCCAAAAAAGCTCGAAAGTCTTCCTGTAATTTGGGTTTGATTGGTGGGTTGGTTTGTGGTCAAATCCCAGTCAACTAAATAAAAACCATCCTGCTTTATTAAAATACTTTTGTGTAACACTTACAATTAAAGTTTTGTTTTTTATACTCTAGAAAAAGGGTTTGAACCCAAATAAATATCTATAGAAATATTTAATAACATATGCACAAATCATTCCTGGACCTAGTATTAGAGTCTAACCAGATCGAAGAAATGGCTCTACAGCCAGAACAGTTTCCAGATACTTACCTAAAAAGAGCTAAGGATCGTCAAGCCCTAGCTAGAAGTCTTGCTCCACTAGTCAAATCATTTCAAGAAGCACTAGTTGATTTAAACTGGAGACAAATTACTTGGGTACCTAGAGGAAGTTCATACTATCCAATCTTACCAGGAGAAATTTTAGCATTTTATAAAGAGGCAAAGGATAAGGTTCAACAAGCAGGTGGATCTGGATCAGATTCTTTTATTAATAATTTTATGAATAGCAATTTTGGTAAATGGGCAGATGCCAATAATCAAAGCGACTGTATTCATATGGAAGTAGACTCAAGCGGTCGTTCACATTTTCCAGGTGGAGGTATTCCAAACGCGCTTAGAGGCGCACGTCTTGGTTATAAATTGTATAGAGCCCTACTTGAACAAAAGAAATGGTTAAAATCAAATACGGCCGGAACTCTAGAAAAAGATAATGCATGGGCTTCTCTAATTTCTCCAAAATTAAATGCAGACGGTTCTCTTAGTGATGATGATGTACATGCAATTCTTGGACCAGACTGTGTATTTGCAATGATTAAAACAATTTCTGATGATCAGAAAATTAGATTTGCAACAAATTTCCTAGATAATAATATTAGTTATAGTAGTGTAACTCCAAGAAATTTTGGAATTGACGACGAGCTTAAAGCCATTTTACCAGCCGATGTAATGGCTAGATTCGATCCAGCTGAAAGAGAAAGATTGGAAAGAGAACGTAGAGAAAGAGAAAACCGAGAAGCTGCGGAACGAGCAAGAGCATATGGTGTTGAAAGAGGAATTGTTTGGGATGATCAACCAGAAATTGGAGATCTTGTTTATGTTAGACAATACGCAAACGGTAGAGATACTTCAATTCCAGTTAGAGTATTAGCCGGAGTTTATCGTGATCACGCGATTGCAATTTCTGTTCCAAATTATATTGATTGGGTGGAAAGAGGCAGCGATGTAAGTCAACTTACATCGTTTGACACTAGAAATTGTAGTAATAACCCCGAGGCAATTAAAGCCCAGTTTGTTAAAGTTGATCCTGTTCAAATCCCAGGAATCGAAGATGATTCTACTGTAATTAGAAGCAGATATAGTTCAACCGATTGGCGAGTAGTTAAAGATTTTATTATGAGTCTAATTGATCCAGACGTTGCAGCGAGAATGCGAGCTGAGCGCGAGGAAAGAGAACGTACTGAAAGAGAAGAACGTGAAAGATTAGAAGCTGAACGCCAAGCTCAACGTGCACAAAATGAAGAACGATTTGGCCCAAGCTATGAAGCATTTAGAGATGATGAATATAAAGATGCATTGGAATCGCGTGTTCCAGGCGGAACTTATATTTCTAAAATATTTAAGCGCGGTCAGATTACAGATATTGCACTTTCACCAGATCAAGTAGAAAGATTTAATAGAAGAAAATCTACACCAGTATTTTTACCGGCTAGGGATGCATATTTCAATTCAATAAATGGATTTAAAATCGATGAACCAATTGATGGATTGGGACTTACCAGATTCCGTTTAGAAAGATTTGATAGCAAACGAGCAACTACTCCAAATGAAATGCTTTATATTGCATCACATAATACTTATTATGGTTTAGTTGCGCCAGTTGACTATTTTGTATTTAATAGTTCAAGAAATGAGGAATACATTTACTTGAGAGTTTACGATAATACAAGCGGTCGAGCTCGTAAAATTGCAATTAAAGTTGCAGCTCTAAGAAAAATTGTTGCTTATTAATTAATAGGAAACATTTCGTAGAATTTCTCAAGTCTCTCTAAGAATTTATTATAATACAATTTAAGATCCTCAGTATTCATTTCGAAATATTGAGGATCCATTGTTTGCTCATTAGAGATCCAAATCTGTGCTTGCGAAATTTTAATTTTATGTCGATCCCAAACTGCAACTGCATACGCTGCAACTTGGTGTTTATAATCTTCAATCCACTCTTCCTTTTTAGGTTTACGCGCAGTTTTAAAATCAATTACCGCATAAGTACCATCGACTAATTCTGAAACATTATCGACTGTTCCAGCATAACCACCATTTCTGTGAGTCCACAAAAATTCTTCTTGCATTACAGTTCGCTTAATTCTATCAAATGAACCAGATCGAATATAATTATAGAACATCATGCCGCCTACGATTTTAGCACGATTGTCTTGTTTATCAATTTCTTCGTCTAATCGGGTAAGAGCTAGGGTTTCTTCTAATCTATTTTGAGTAGTCATTGATCCAGGAAGATTAAGATAAATCTCGCAAAGCCTGTGCATAATATTACCTCTGTCTAGAGCGTTTTGACTAATACGATTAGCCTCAGCTTCACCAACTCTTTCTTTCCACTTATCAATACCTGTGGTATCTGCGGTGGATCCTAAAACTGTAGTTACACTTGGAAATGGGCCTAATTGACCATGTTCTTCAGAATTTACTTGGTAATATCGTTTGTTATTAAGCGTTACTCGCTTGATTGTGTCTCTAGTTTGCATTTTAATTCTTCTATCTTGTCAATCATCCAATCGGCGTTGACGGGTTTATAACCTGTTATACACGCACAAGCTGACATAGTTCCCGCTAATGGGTGAACGTGAGCGTGCGAGTGTCCATATAAGTGGTAGGCTCCACGATATTTACCATTCCATTCATAAAGAGGATAGTGGAATAACACAAATCTTTTAAAACCCCATTCGCTATCATCTTTAATCATAATTTCTTTGTAGTTTGTAAATTCTACAATATCCATTACCTCGCTTAAATTATGAAGCCAAGTTTTATCAATATGAAGATCGTGATTTCCAATAATCCAGTGAACTTTTCCAGGAAGTTTTCCAAACTTTCCTAAGTTTTCACGAATGTGTTTGAATTTAGTTCGCTCCATTGCAAGATCGCCTAAGAAAAAAACGTGATCATCCGGTCCTACCGTTTCATGCCAGTTTTTGGCAATTGCATGATCGTGTTCCTTTATATCAGAAAAGTTGTGTAAGCCTTGTTCGAATCGTAAGACATTTCCATGTCCTATGTGTAAATCACTAATGAACCAAGTTGTAGCTCTGTCAAATGTGTTTTCTGTACTAAATATTTGTTCCATCTAATAGTTTATTACTAACATACTCGAATGCAGTTTCAGCGTCGTGCATTACTTTATCTTTCTGTTGGTTAGCTAAATCAGTTAAGGCTTTATCGTATTTAGATGAGGTTCTGTGTTTATGCAGCTTTTGCGCATAGATCTTAACAACTTCTTCTAAAAATTCCTTTGAGCTATTATACTTAAAGTTTGGTAAATCGTATGTGCCCGTTTTTTCAAGAGTTCTGGCAAATCCTAAAATTCCATTACAGATTTGTTCAAGCGAAAGTTGAGTTACATCAATTCCAGGGTGTTCATTTAGGTAATCATCAATTACAAGTTCGCGTTTAGTGCCAGCAAATTCATCAACAAATTCTGCAAGGTGTAGAATAAATTTAGAAAAATCTCTAGTGATAATTTTCTCTTCAACGTCTTTACGCATGTTAGGTCCAACTAATTCACCATTTTTAATTTTAGCAACAACTCCACGATCTGTAACTGAAACATCAAGCGCATTACCAAATGATTGATATAGGAACCCTACAACAAATCCTTTTACGCCTCTAATTGGAGTATATCTAGATTTTGCCCATTCTGCTGAATAGGTAAAAGTTGGAATAATATCAACTTGAACTGGACCATCTGTTAAATTAATTACAAGTTTAAGGCTGCCGTCGGAAATTGCATCGCTCTCTTCTGCATCAATCTCAGGCTGAGGATTTTCTTGAATCCACTTTAACATAAGTTGATTGTACTCTTTCATAGTATCAATTTCAACTCTGCGTGATTGAGGTTCAGTTAGAGGATATTCAACTAAAATATCAACATCGCCATATGCCTTTTCTGGATTTTCTGCCATGTCTTGTTTATAATAAACGCCAGATCCGCCTGGACCAAGAACTTTTAGCGGAGCCATTTCTAGTGACTCTACATACTTATTAAATTTAGAAAAAATAGTTTCTAAAACAGAAACAGATTCTTTTAATACGGCTGGCGTAATTTTAGTTCCTTGTGTTTTAGTTGTTGCCCAACCTCCCATTTCCTGTATTTTTAAAAATCCCTGAAAAGATTCAATAATTCTCACAATAAATTGATGATTTTAGTTATTTATCGAAACCTAGTTTCTTTAGCTCTGCAATAGTTTCCTTGGCACTAGTGTGCAAAATACCTGTTCCGCCAGCGGCAACCCATGCATCTAATTTCTTTGGAGTATCATCAATTAGAATATCGCTAGGACCAGTTGCAAATTCAAATTTGTTACCATAAAAAATGGTTTTCTCTTGACCTGTCCAGTCTTCCTTTTTTGTAATATATGGAAAGTCCCAGTTTAGATTTTTCTTAAGCCATTTAGCTTTACCTGTAATTGACTTTGGATCAAGTGATGGCGATGATAAGATAGTAGGATTGTATTTTCGGATAAAACTCCAAAGATCGATTCCATCTGGCATCCATTCCATACCTGCCCAAAATGCCTCACCGGCTTTTCCAACAAGTTTCCAACTTGCATTTTTTGAATATTCCTTTTGAAACTCTTCAATAGTCATTCCAGCCTCTTTTTCAAACTGGGAATCCCAATCTGAAAGTACTCCATCCATATCGCAAAAGATTCGCATTAGTTGAGCACTCTCATTAAATTGTGTGTATGGTTTAATGTGTTGCATATTATGATAATTTTATCCATTTATTGTTTGATTCCAATCTAGTTGATCCAACAAACTCCATATTCCATTCGCTAGGTAAGATTAGCGATAAAAATAATGAATCATCAGACTTTCTATATAGGTAATACGTTTCACCAATTACTGGTAAAAAGTTGTAATTTGAAGAATATACTATATCATTCCAATTTACCTCCTCAACTAACTCTTTAAATTCTTCCTTTAGCTCATTATACTTTTTTACAAATACTTTATTTGCCTTTTGAGCCTGTCCTTGTTTCCATCCGGCAACATCATCCATTTGTATAGATGGAGCACTAAGGTTTGAACCATATGTGAGTGCATTTGCATAGTAGCCTTTTTCTTCATCCCAAACTACTAGATCGGGTTTCTTTTTTTCTTTACTCATATTGGTTCTATACTATTTATTGTTGTAGACTTGGAACCCAATGTGTAGTTCGGCCGTCTGCCGTTTTTTCTCTAATTACTGTATTTCCATGAGGGTCTTCGCGCTTTCCATATACTTCAAACTCAAAAACAAAATCACCAGTTTCTCCAGTTACTTGCTGATAATTTCTAATACTTGCTCCGCCCTGTGCGTATGATGCCCTACTAATTAATTTAGAATAGTCCCATAGTAATTGAATCTCATTATCTGTAAGATCCTTAACCAATCTATGCGGGGAAATCTTAGAACGATATAACATTTCACATTTAATATAGTTTCCAATTCCTGCAAAAAGCCTCTGGTCCATTAGCGCTTCTACAACAGTTTTATTTGGAACCCTCTCGAATGATCTAATCGTATTATAAACAGATGCAGTTGTGTCGTTTAGCGCATCAACTCCTAGGGTTTTTAATTTTGCGTCCAATTCAACCTTACTTGCAAACTTAAGGGTACCAAACCTGCGCTGGTCAATAAAAAATAGCTCTAATCCATCATCAAATACTAATTTAATATGTGCATGTGGTTTTTGATAGATTGACCAAAACCCGCTCATACCCAGGGTAATCCAGATAGACATGGCGCCTTCCAATTCTAGCCAGATGAATTTGCCTTTAACTCCACCTCCAACTACCTCCAGGGGCAGCTCCAGGGCTCCCAGGCCAACTGGGGGAGTCTTTAAGAAGCGTCCACCGAGTATTTCTACACTAGTTAGTTTTCTATTAATACAATAATTTCGCAAACCTTCATATACGCGTCTGCATTCTGGTCCTTCTGGCATATCCTATTTTTTGATATTATACCCAATTCGCGCAAATAAATAACTACAAAATAGATCTATTTAAAATGATTTACAATTTCAAAGATTTCGTTACTAAGGTTGACGAAAACGTAAACTCTGCAGAGTTTTTAAACAAATTTGGTTTAACTGAAGAAGAAGATGCGGCAGCGGCTGACGCTCCAGTTGAAGATGCACCAGAAGAAGATGCTCCAGTTGCTGATGAAGCTGCTGATTTGGAAGCATTCAAAAAAGAGCACCTTGATGTAATGTTCAATGAACTTTCATCTGATGATTTCGATGCATTCTATTCTTCAGAATTTAAAGAGTGGAAAGAAATGGAAGATGGTGAAGATAAAGAAGCTAAAAAAGAAGAAATCCTTACAAAAATCAAGGATATGTTCCAATTAGGCGAAGAAGAAAAAGAAGAAGCTCCAGAAGAAGACGAAGCTCCAGCTGAAGATGAACCAGCTGCAGAAGAAGCGCCAGAAGCATAATTAAATTTTTCCTATGAAATCTCAACAAAAAGCAAAGCTTAAAGAAGAGGGTATTAAAATTGTTGAATTTGCAAAAGCAAATAAGAGCAAATGGCGTTATATTCTATATGTAATCGGCGGTCTTGTTGTTCTTTATGGGTTAATTTATGTGTTTACTCCAAAGCCACAAATGCCAGTAGAGTATAAAGCAATAATTGATTCATTAACTGTTGCAAATAAAGAGTTAGAAGCAAAGCAACTAAAGATTGATAGTTCAATTCAGGTTTATGAAACTGAAGTAAAGGCTATTGATTTCCAAGTTGACAATATTAAAGAAAAGACTACAATTATTCGTGAATATTATCATGAACAAAGTGCAGCAGCTTCTAGTTATACACCAACTCAAATTGATTCCTTCTTTAAAGCTAGATACAATTATTAATATGAAGAAATTACTTTTTATAATTGCACTATTTCCAGTTTTTGCGTTTGCTCAAACTGCACCGCAAGACACTGTTAAAATTCCAGCACCTGTTGCAAAGCAGATTGTTAAGGACTTAATTGGTGGTGATAGTGCAAAGGCTGAACTTAAACTTGCAAATGAACAACTAGTTTTACTTAATCAAAAAATAGTATTAAAAGATAGTATCATTTCGGGTCATGTTCAAAAGGGTGTTATGTACGAAGATCGTATTAAAAACGAGCAATTGAAATTTGAAACTCAGGGTTTATGGGTTAAAGATCTTCAAAAGCAAAATAAGAAACTTAAAACTAAATTAACCTTCACTAAAATTATTAGTGGAGTTCTAATAGGTAGCTTAGGGTATCTTTATATCATGAAATAATTTAAACCTTATTAAATTAAAAAAGGGACAGCTTTTCAGCGGTCCCTTTCTTTTTTACATGGCATGCAAGATTATTCGATAATTCCAAGGATTTTGGATTCTTGAACAGACTCAACAGTCATTGCTGAAATTCCATCTCCAAATCTAGCTCGGATTTTAGCTTCTGCATCAGATACAGAGTTAGCACTTACGACATACAATTCTTTAATGAATTTACGTTTACCACTTTCGGTTTCGGTCTCAAATTTGATTCTTACTAAATAATACATAGCTTTTAATTTATAGGTTCTTCTACTTTAACATTGATTTAAGTTCTGTTAAAACTTCGTCATTTGTATGACCAGCTCTAACCATTTCATACATTTTATCTAGCATATCAACTGATAGGCTATCGCCCATTACTGCATCAATTTTCTTAATCGCTACAAATTCTCTTGGACCAGTAAACTTCTCAAGACGTTCAATAAAATCGGCTGGGTCTGGAATAAAATATTTGTTGAATCCCATGCTTATGATTTAAGGTAAGAATATGTGCCTTTAATATTGGCATTTAAGAATTTACCAAAGGATTCGGCCTCGCATAGTTCAGCATAAACTGATTCGGAAACTCCTTGGTAGGTATAGACTGAGCCGCTTTTAAATTGAACATATAGTTCATTTATGGTAGGATCATAACCAAATGCATCAATTGTTGATGACGTTACAGATTGTAGTTCGACGTTCATATTATTAGTTTTATACTGATAATATACTAAGAAGTCTTAGATTTTTCTCTAAAAAATAAAAAATAAAGTCCAAAAAAGAATGCCGATAGGCAATAGAAAATAGCGTCCGTAATCCAATAGGAACCGGTCCATTTCATAATTAGAGCAAATAGGGCATCGAAACCAAGAGGGTTGAAGAAAGTCGCCAGGATCAGGATCCAAGTCCCCATGATCTTTCTCTTCTTTTGTTTTAATTTGGCAAATACTGTCACTATCCATGGTGTTAGGAATTTTCTCAGCTGAAAAAATTAATTGCTTGAGTATACTGAGGATTGTTAAATCTTAATTATTTATTAACTACCATTTGGGTTCAGGTAGAGGGCAAGATTCTCCTTTAGTTGCAGTCTTTGCAAAGATATAGCAACCGCACTCTCCGCACTGACCGCTTGCCCCTAGAAATTTATCGCACCCATAACAAATAGAAAGACGCTCATTGCGAAGTTCATCTCCAACAAATAATTCGTCAAAGATTCCTTTAATTTGAGTCTTAACTTCTGTTGATTTACAATTCTTGCAATCGCTCATGTTCAAATGGGATATAATTTTCTAATAGAGTATTATACTGTTCTCGATATTTTAGAACAGCTAAATCTTTGGCCTTTGCCTCAACTTCAATATCTAAAGTTAAGCCATATGGATTGATTTGTTCATAAATATAATCTGCGTGAGATCTAGCAATAACTGACGAATCCTCAAAGGTTTTCTTTGAACTTGAATAGTGTGTTAGTGGAGTGCACGGCCACGTTGAAGCTGCAAGATTTAGAGCAGCTTCTTCAGTTAATCCGCTTGTATTAAATCGGTGGTGGTGGAAATCAAATGTGATAGGCGTTCCAATCCTTGCAGTAATTAAATCATAAAGATCTTGAACTGAATATTGGGTAGCCTTATCATCGTTTTCTACAACCAATCGGTTTTGTGCAGATCGGCTAAGTAGTTTAAAATTTTGACAAAATCTATCAGCCGCTGCTTCTTTATCACCATAGGTTCCACCTACATGAATATTAACTGGAAATCTGTGATCTGTTGGTAAACCCATTAGATCCATAATTTCTGAATGCTGATTTAAATCTTTGATAGTTTTTGTAACAACACTTGGAGTTGGCGAAGGTAAAACGTCAAACTGGCCAGGGTGCATTGATAATCTAATATTATTTGCAAGTACAAATTCTCCAATTGCCTGCATGTCAGGTAGAATTTCCTGAAAATTTGGCAATTGGGTAATTTCATATTCTGACATCCATGGAAAAACATCGCTAGACATACGATAAACATAAATGTCATTTGCAACATTCCATTTTAAGATAGTAAGAATATCCTTGATATTTTGATGAGCCAACTCGCCACAGTATTGAATACCCTTTTGTTGAAAGGTTTTCTTAATCATACCACGATTTGCAGTAACTTTTCTATCTAGTGATAGGTTAATACAGCAATATCCAAGACGAGTTGTTTCATTTATCATAGATCTAATATACTAAATAGTTTTCATTTTTGTGAGCTCTTCACACTTTTCAAATTCTTCTTGCCCTTCAAAATAAACTATCATTTCTTTTAAGAGGTCTTCTTTTTCCTTTTCATCAAATGGAATATCATCTGGCCAGGTAAAATTGTTGGATGAAAGATGTTTATACATTTCTTCCATCATATCAATATACATGCTTTCTAGTGCAGCTTTATAATCAATAACTCGCATTCTGATAATTATTTGTAGCTTTACGAATTACCTCAACCACATCGATTGCATCGTCTAGTCCATCGTGTGTAACATGATTTTCAAGACCAATACGTTCTTTGCATTTTCCAAGACCTGGAAGAGACTGATCATTTTTCCAATCTGTAACTAACACAGCTGGATCAATAATGCGATTTCTGATTTTAATTTTAGTATTCCACGTTGGAATTAAGGTCTCTAACCAAACTTTATCAAATGCTGCAAAGTTTTTTCCAGCTGCATTAATAATTACTCGGTCTCCATCTACTTCACAGCCATGAAATGCTGCCCAACTCGCAAATGCAGTTGCAACCATTTGAGGAGTTAAGATATTGTGTTTTTTACGATAATCTCCACGATCTTCTCTTGGAATTTTTTCCATTCCAGCAATAATCTCAATAAGATTCATGTTCATATTAATAGCATAAGCTGAACCTGTATAGTGAGGGTGTTCGATTACACAATTAAATGTAGGCAACTCTGAAATTGGCTTAACGTCATTTGTGTCTTCAATTATTGCACCAATCTGTAAGATCTGACATGTTTGCGGATCTAACCCAGTTGTTTCTAAATCAATTGATATGTATTTCATTTCTTATAGTTTATAATATTATACTAATCTAAGATATCCCATGGCAAATCATCATCCTGAATAGAAGTAGACTTTTTAGGTGTACTTGGCGCATCTCCAAATAAGTCATTCATAATTTCATCATCGGTCATATCTTGCTCATCTAAAATATTATTAGATTTTGCAATATGAATTTGAGTTGCTTCAATGGTATTGAAATATTTGATTTGGCCGCTAGGACTTTCCCATTTACGACCGGCTAATTTATAGCCAACTTGAATTTGATCTCCCGGTTTTGCAAAATCTAGCATTTCGCATTTTTCTTGGATTGCAACAAATGTTACATACTGTGGGTACTTATCGTTAGTCCCGACTACAAATTCTCTTTTTTTGAATTTTGCTGATACAAATTGAGTATCATCTACATTAATTAGGGTTCCGTTAAAGGTTGACATATTAAAAGTTTGGGTTTGTTATTTTTAAATCGTAATTTGAAAATCCAGCAAATAACTCTCTATCTGCTTGAAGTCGTGCATCAACTGTGTGGCCTGGCATAACTCTTTCTTCAAGTCGAGTTTTTCTAATTTCTTCTTCAATATCAAAGAATATTACAAATGATTTTGCACGATCTTCTTCAGAAAGATGCGACAGCCCGCTTGGGGTCATAATAAAAACATCATCTCTATAAAATTGTTTAAGAGTAGTGCCATATGACCATCCATTAAAATCAATTACTTCATAAAATTCATCTTCATCCTTCATTGATTGACACTCAGCTTGACTAAGAAAGAAATAATCCTTTCCATCTTTTTCTCCTGGTCTTGGCGGACGTGTTGTATAACTTACTGCGTAAGTCATGCCTCTTTCTTCAAGGCGCTTTCTCATAAAATCTTTACCTGATGCACCAGGTCCTACTAAAATAATTCTTGGCATTATATCGTTCTTGTTTTTTCGTAAATTGCTTTAATAACTGGAAATCTTAAAGAGTGCTGGCCGTGTTGGTCAGTTGTTTCTTCAAAGTATTGAACAGTGATTGTTTTACCTAAAATTTGATCGGGGTTTTTATAAAATTGACGACGCTGCTCAATTGAAAAACCTGAACCAACTCTAACCTGATTTCCTTTATGCGTAATAAAAATATTTCCAAGCATTTCTTCTTCAACCTCTCGGCCATCTTCAATAACTCGGTGAGTTGAGTTTTCAACCCCTTCTACAATATATTCTGCATCCCAAAATTTCTTGACTTTAAGGATTTCATCACTACGTTTTCCAATATATGGAGTATCTTTTCTTAACATTAGACCCTCCCAACCCTGAACAGTTGAATTAGTAATTTCAGTTTGAAGCTGCTCTTCAGATTCAATTAAGGTTTGTTTTAGGATAGTAGTATTTTTTAAGTCAATTCCTCCAAATAGTAGAGCTGCAATTGTAATACGGTCCCTAAATTTTCGGTCAGTTGACGAGGTTTGGCTATTAAATTCTTCTAGCGTTAAGCAGTCAAATACTAAATATTTTGGATTTTTAATTGTATGGTTTTTTCTACCAATTTCTTTAATAATTCCTTGAAAGTCTTCTTGACCGGATTCGTTCATCATACAAACTTCACCATCAAGAACAGTATCAATTAAGTTTAGTTTTTTAATATCGGCCTTTAGTGTATCTAGAGTTAAGAACTCATTGCCGCCCCTTGAAAAGAATTTAACCTCGCCCTTATCATCAATTATAGTAATACATCGAACCCCGTCTAGTTTGCGGCTCATATACCAATGCTCTTCTAATTTGACCTTCTTTTTGGTCTTATCATCATATGGTAGAGCTAGTGCAACGTCAAATGTTGGAATAGTTTCAGGTAATACTGAATTAATTAGAGTTGTTGTTGCACGAGTTTTCAAGTTGCGATCTAAGATACTATAGATCACTTCTGAGAAC